ATCTTCTAAAATTTTAGGATTTTTATTCCAATTGTTTCGCATTCCCTTTTCATCCATTTGGATCCATTTATCCAAGCCCAGCTTCAAAGCAATTTGAGCCAGCATCTCACCCCTCACAAGTTTGGTTCTAGCTTTTGTTAGGAAACCTTCTTGTTCTTTTTCGTAACGATCAAATAAAAATTTAGTTATGACGAAACCCAAAACGGAATCTCCCATAAATTCTAGTGTTTCAAAACATCTACCTAATTGAGGATTTTCTTTGAGGATTGATTTATGTCTAAAAGCTCTTTGGTACAAAGAAATATCTTTGATTTTTGTACCAACGAGGAACTCCACGGTTGGCTTATCTATCTCCATTTATATTATATATTAATGATTTTTTTAACTTACTTTTTTGGAGATGTAGCCTTCTTCACCTTAGGTTTGGTTTCTACAGTTTTTTCAATAGCATCCTCATCTTTGAGATAGTGAGGGGAAAGGAGAGACTGCATGCTTGGGTAAGTGAGGTCAGCAGTTGGCTTAAGAAGCTTATTAAGCTTGTCATCTGGAACAATGATTTTCTTATTTTCTGGGTGCTGCAATCCCTTTTCCTTGATGTAAGCGCTGATACGCTTGGTGACTTCTGGACGAGAGATACGTTCATCGGCACCCAAAGCAAGGAAAGTTCGGAGTTCATCAGAAACACGCTTTGGCTTCAAGAGAGCACTGTTCTTAGCGCGCTCAGCAGCCTTTTCACCGGTGGGGTCTTGAAGATGGTTGTAGACTTTGCGAACAAGCTTGGTCAAGGACTTGACATCTTTTTGTAGTTGCTGGATCTCTTCGGAGGACATGTTTGGCTGTTATACCTTAGTATGATCTCTTTCCTTTAAGCGCGCAAAGTGCTCATTACAATTAGTATTAGTATAGCAAATGCAATTAGTTTAAGATATGTTGGTATTTTCTCAACATTAAATTTATTTTTATCTAGTTCGTATGGTTCTCTAAATGGTACATCCTTACATTGCCCTGGACATCCTTTATCACAACAACCTGGGTTACATGGTATGATGAGACCATTTCTGTTGTACGCGCAAAATTGTTGTTGTTCTTTGCCTGGTTTAGCGTAACAACGGCAGTCACGGATTTTATCTAAACCTGAACACTTCAAAGCTTTACAGTCCATTTTTATATATGTATATAATAATATGGATGAAAGTTTGTATTCCAAGGAAATTATAAATGCTTATATGAATGATAATTTATTTTTCAAAGACAAGTTGCTTAAAAAATATTATGATGAGGACAAGTTAAAAGAATTTAGAAAAAGATTGATTTCAGTGTATCCTAAAAAAGATCTAGAAAACATGGTTTATGGCTATGTGACAGATATGATTCGTGATATAGTATATGATATAATTGGAAAGTTGACTGTTCACCTCAAAGATTCAGGTGATCTTATTTTAACAGGGGGTGATGCTGTCAACTATTATTTGTTATTAGACAGTCGTATTGTTACGTCTGATATTGATACAAAATTTATTCCAAAATTTAAAGTTGATAAAAAATTCTTTACAAAACTCCAAGCTGTTAAACTTTTACTTTGGGATAAGCTTGGTGAAATATCACAAAAGTTTGGTTCAAAAATAAAACAAAGACTTTCATCTAAAAATAAATTAGCTCGTTTCCTTGGTATTGGTTTCCCTTCTAATGGTCCATATGTGACAAGAAGATATACATTGAAACAGAAAAAGAAAGAATCACAAACAAATAAACCGGCATTGGAAAATGTTTTGATAGATGTTGAAATATTTGCATTGGATTTAAAAATTAATTATTTTTCACCAAAAGATAAAAAAGTTGTAAAACATAATTTAGGTGGAATATTGGATATAGCTTTTATGCGACCAGGTGAATTTGGATATGAAGTTGGCGAAACAAAAAACTCAGCTGGTATTCTCTTTAGAAATAATCAAGGCAAACTTATACATAACAAAAATATTACAATTGCCAAGAGAAGATTTTTGGTTGAAGATATTTATTTGATGCAGGCTCTTGGTTTAAGACCACACAAAAAACAAAAAGACAGACAGAGAATGTCACGACTTTTGAAAACATATCAAGAATTGAGAAGTATAAAATCAATTGGATCAATAAGTTCATTGTTTAAAAGATATCAAAAATCACCAGTTGCCAAGACTGTTAAAAAATCTATACAAACAGATGGTAAAGTAAGCATATCAAAAGCCTTAAAAGTCAACCCACTCAAATACCAAGATTATACAACAAAACCATCTTCAGAAAAACTCAAGAAGATTACATATGCATCAAATGAGAAACTAAAAGGTTACAAAGAGACCCAAGGTAATATGAGATTCAATATACAATCAGGTAGGTGGGTAAAAAATAATTCAAATTCATATGTGAAAAATGAATATAAATATAGATATAATTCCAAAAATAATAAAAAATTAAATTTACCAAACAAATTTCAATTGTATGGATATAAAGAAAGTAGGGACAAGAACTACCCCAAAGGTATATTTAATAAATCATCTCTTATACCATATGTTGGTTTAAAGAAGTAATTATATGAAATATTAATAATGATTTACGACACCCCAACCCGAGATGAAGATGGCACTTACATTGTTAAGGTTTGCAGTGACGAAGGAAAGAAATGCTTGGTTCAGTTGAAGTGTGTATCAGTAAAGGATTTGGGTGAAGAAGTTGAGGTTCAGGTGAGAAACACAAAAAAGATTAGAGTCATCGATGAGGAAAATCTTAATACTGCCGCAGAACGCTCAGGAGAATGGTTTAAAAAGACAATGTGTGCAGGAAAGCTTAAGACACTCTATGTCCCATCTCTTTCTAAGAATGTTTTGACTGCTGATAAGATTTCTGCTTCTCGGGTATTCAACCCAGAAAAGGAATCCATTCCATTTGACATTATCAAGGAAACCAAGAAGGCTGATGTTCTACTTGAATTTGCCGGAATTTGGTTTGCTAAAAAGACATTTGGACCAATTTGGAATATTATTCAGGTTAAGCTCGTCCCCCCACAACAAGAACCAGAACCAGAACCAGAAGAGCCAGCAGAGCCAGCAGAGCCAGAGTATCCAGAAGAGTGTGTGATTTCTGATGAAATTTCCGATGATGAAGAGTAAAATAGTTACATATAATAAATGAAAAGCAATTCCAATAGATTGTCTACATTGTTATTTGCTTCGGCTCTTATATACATTGGAATAAAATTCAGTATGTCAAATTATTCTCAGGAGAGATACAATGCAAAGTGGAAAGATCCAGAGCATCCAATTTATCATGTGACTTCACCAAACTCAAATAGTATATATTCATCAAAATTTCAGAGTAGGCTTCCACAAAAAAATATGAAATTCAGACCAGAAAACGAATTAGGAAATATAAGTTCAGACCACCTTGTTTATGATACATAAAATTTTTTCTATATATAGTATATACAAAAATGGCCGCCCTCAACCGCATGATCCGCGACAACGCCCCAGTTCTCACTGTTATCCTCCTTTCACTCCTCGTGTGGACTCAGCGCAAGTCTTTCGTCAAAGCCACCGGGGGTGGATGTGGCGATGAACCAACCAAGGAAGAAGTCCGCGCCGGTCGCCCACCACCACCACGCCGCCGGTAAGTTAATTAATCCTTCATCTTTTTTCGTTAAAAATATTTTATCCATAACATATAAAGATGAATAAAGGTCGTGATACTGCCATGAAAGTGTTCGCTATCCTAGCTTTGGTGTACATCATCACCAGAACAGATTTGCTTAAATTTATTGGTTTGGGTAAATCAGGCTACGAGCTCAAGGCTTTGGAAGATGCCGAACAGGAACCAGCTAATAACAACGTCATCCCACGTTGTGAAATGAAGGCGGGCACCGGTTTGGCCTCCAGCCTTTTGCCCCGCGAAGTTGCGTCCCAGGAGGACTTTGGACAATTTGCTCCAGAAGACGTCCTCCAGGGTCAAAACTTCATGGATCCACGTGAACAAATCGGTTTCCCAGAAACCATCGGTGGCACCATCCGCAACAGCAACCAATCTCTCCGCGCCGAGCCAGCGAACCCAAAGAATGTTTACACCTGGAACAACAGCACAATTGTCCCAGACTTGATGCAGCGTAAGCTCTTTACTTAAAGATTTAGTCAGTTTGTAGTATAAAATGTCAGAACAACAGGAAGATATTGCCGATGTCGTTAATGAGCTTCTCGAAGTTAATAAGCAAATTAGCGATGCTAAGGATGATTTGAAAGTTTTAACGAATGTTGAAAAGAAACTCAAAGAAAAATTGAAATCATCCATGATAACCAAGGAAATAGATACAATTAACCTCAAGAAGGGTAAGATTAAGCTTAAGAAGACCGTAAAGAAGGCTACTTTCAATAAGAAGAGTGTCACTGAAGGTTTGACTAACTTTTTCAACGGAGATCCAAACCAACTTGACGGCGCTCTTAGTGCCATTAAAGAGGTTCTCCCAGAAAAGGAAAATGTTACTTTGTCAATGACTGGTATAAAGGATAAGAAAGAATAGATAATAAGAACAATTAACAAAAGACAAATAACATGGTTTCGGCCGAATACTTTTATGATTTTGCGTATGGAGATGATGTCCGTGACAGCAACTCTGATGAGGAAACATGTGAACCCCTCGATTACCAAGACTGGAGCACAATTTATAATGAAGAACTTTGGGAAATGTGGTACCGTATGAAGGACTATCTTGATAATCGATACATTTTTGACGAATTGTTTAAAAATATTGAACCCGATGACTTTTTTTATGATTTTTGTTTTGAAAACCCCAAGGAAATATATCACACAACAGAATATGTTGACTGGGTAGAAGATAATAAATCAGATATCAACTATCTTTGGAGACTTATCAAAGAATACAGGGGAATTTTTGGAAACAAATCTATTGAAGATTTCAATTATTATGTATTCACTGCAAAAAAATATCCAAAGAATATATATAATGAAACTTACTTTGCCAGATATAACTTCGGCCAAAGTGGCGACACCAGCGGCTCTATTTTTGGCCTTGAGCCCTGGTTTTCTCCTAGCAACTGACGGTAAAAAAATAAGTTTTAAGAAGGATGTTACAGCGAGGTCATATGTGCTATTCCACGCTCTTGTATTCTTCCTTGCTTTTGCCTTAATAGCTAAACAACTCAAAATTGTATTAACAAAAACTGATTTGATTGTTACAACCCTACTCTTCGTCGCCTTGAGCCCAGGTATGTTGTTGACAATTCCATCCGAAAGTGGTGGTCTCTTCAGATCAGGTCAAACAAGCCTTGCATCCCAACTCGTTCACACTTTGGTATTTGCCCTCGTGTTCGCTATTCTCCGAAAACAATTCCCTCAGTTTTATTAAATGAAGTATCTCATATTGGGACCAGCTGCCATGGGATACTTTAGCCTTCTTGGATACTTGAAATCCATAGAGGATAAACTTGATGAGGTTGAAGAAATTTCGGGGGCATCGGCAGGTTCCATATTAGGACTGTTTTTAGCCACGGGTCTAAGTGTAGATGAGATAAGAGAATTTTCATTTAACATAAATGTCCCCGAATTTGTTAAAATTAACCTTGGTTGTTTCTTTAACAAATTTGGTTTTGTAGATATTGATCAGGTGAGATCAAAATTTATAGAAGTTTGTAAAGGAAATCCAAGGTTTAAAGATCTCAAGAAAAAACTTTATGTCTCAGCATTTTGCCTAAACACATCAAAAACTGAATATTTTTCAGTGGATACACACCCAGATATGTATGTCATTGATGCAGTATGCATGAGCATGTCAATACCATTTATATTTTCAGCAACAACATACAATGATAAAACATATGTTGACGGAGGGCTCATAGAAAAATTACCGTACACACCATTCTTAGATAAAAAACCATGTCATGTCCATGGTGTATCATTGAAAACATACATGAATTATATAAATAAAATAGATACACCCATTGATTTTTTACAGTGTGTTATTGCAGGGGCATTGAAAAATAGAGAAGATTATACACACAATATTAATCAAACTGAAATTGATATAGGTGACATAAATGTATTTGATTTTGAAATGAGTGATGAACAGAAACTTAAATTATATTTCATTGGACTAAATAATATATCAGGTTATATATATGGCGAGCATTAGCCCAGGAATCGCTTTTAACAACCTGACCCGGAGTGTTCAGGAAAGGTATAGCGTAAATGTTAGACACTTACCAAAGAAAAACATTGAATCCGTTTTTCGAAGCGTCACAGAAGAAAGATATACTATGCCACCCCTTGTTTTGTCCCAAGATAAGACAATGTTGTTGGACAGAAAATCACCACTCAGTGCCAATGACTACAGAGTTTTATTCAATGTTACATCAACTAAAAGACAATTATTTGGTCTCGCGAGAAAACTTCACCTTTTGGGATACAAAGATTTAACCAAAGTTGATCTCGTCGAACAAATAAAAGAAAAGTTGTCAGTCACTGGTATTTGTGAACCAGTAGAATTGATACAAAAAAGAAAATCAACAAAACCTGTTTCAGTTCTTCCAAACAATGTTCCATTCAACAACAAAAATAACAATGTTGTTTTTAACAAAAATAACAAAAATTATAATTTTGAAACACCAAAAAATAACAATAATATAAACTTTGGTACAAGAAAAAATAATAATAATTTTAATTTTGGAACACCAAAAAATAATAACAATAACAGATCTCCATCAAATGTTAATATATCAAGTGTTGGATCATCAACAAATCAAGCTACTATCCCTGTAGAAACAGGTGTTAAATCACCAAATGTCTCTACAACTTCTTCTGCCCCAAGAACTATTTTTACATCAAGTTCAAGAGCAGCGGCTCCAGTTTCCGTTGGTTCAGTCACAAGAACAGTAAGAAAAAGACCAATCAACACAATCAACGACTATAATAATTTCAACAATGGTTTGGATACTAGCCAAGGGGGTGATTTCTTTTCAAGATTATTCGGTGGCATGGGCAGAACCAGAAAATCAAAAAAACGAGATGTAGAAACATTCATGAAAAATAAAAATTCTTCTAGAAACAAAAATTCTTCTGGAAACAAAAATTCTTCTGGAAACAAAAATTCTTCTAAAAAAAATAATAACAAAAATGTAAATAGCACCGCTAATAAATTAAGAGTTTTTTATACAATGGAAAATGAAGATGACATACAAAGAATTGCCACATACTATGACAAACAGTATTCAATAGCACCAAATTCACAATTTCCAGTGAGTTTATATAGAACACAGCCAGGTGGTATTATTGGTTTAATAAAAAGAAATCCATTAACATTTTACTCAGTTTATGCTTTTACTAAAAATTACATTAGAACTAATGATAAAATATTACTAAAAATGATGAAACAATTAATATACATAGAATACATAAAATACTTTAATGATTTGAAACAAAAATATAAATTAACCGAAAGCACTGAACAATTGTTAGAGTCAATGTACAAATTTTCAAAAAACCAAATATTCGTTAAAGTAAATCCAACTACTTCTCAATTCTTTTTCAAACTTATGCACATGAATAATAATAACAATATAGTAAAAAAAATAAATAATAATAAAAAAAATCAAGAAAATCAAACAAATAATAAAAAGGCCAAAGAAGAAGCCAATAAAAAGGCCAAAGAAGAAGCCAATAAAAAGGCCAAAGAAGAAGCCAATAAAAAGGGCACGGAATCAGGTCTTAAAACAATAAAGGTCCTCGGTGACGGTTCATGCTTGTTTAGATCGGTTGCACTTGGTCAATCACTTTTGGAAACAGGAAAAAGTTTAACTAACAATAGACAAAAAGAAGAAGGGGGGAAATTGCGCTCAATGGTGGCCAGTATGTTGTGTGAAGAAGGACAAAACAATTATCGTAAAAAGTTTGGTGAAATATTAACAAACGCTATTGTATCTGAGTATGGTGGTTGGGAGTCGTATTGCCAAGAAATCAAGAAACCAAATTTCTATGGTGGCGAAGTTGAGCTTATGATTCTTCCACACATAATCCAACGTCCAATCCGAGTTTATACAAGCCCCACAGGTGTGGGATCTTCTCCATATGGCCCAGATGTTAGTAAAGGTGAGAGAGTGGAACCGGTGAGACTATTGTTTACACGGGGTAAAACAGAAAAAGGGAATCATTACGATTTACTTATAAAAGATAAAAATTCTAATTCAATTAATTTAATAATTAGACAAAGAATATCTAATATTACAAAAAACAGTGGAAACACTCTCAATAAAAACAAAATTAATCTTATAAAAAGTCAGGGAATAAATCAAGTCACTGTCAATCGTCTAAAGGGAAAAGCTAATTATACAGGTGGAAACAATTACAGTAAACTAGATGCAGCTATAAAAGAACTTTTTCAAAAATAAAACTGATTAAAATGTATACTGTATATCAGGTCAACACAAAATATATAATTAAATAGATTCTAAAGAAATATATTTACTTATATATATGGCAAAACTAGTCCCATTCAGAGATGAGTTGCTTTTAGACCGCGCCGATGAGTGGTTCGATGCTCAAGTAAAGGGACGAGAAAATGAAATGAAAAAAATTTCACCAAATGACCCAGAAACAGCAATTAGGTATTTTCAAGAAAATCCCAATATTGTAAATATTTCTGGGAGCAATGTGTTAGAAAAATTTAAAAAATACAAGTCACAGGAAACTGGTAATTTCAGAAATGCGTTCTTACAAAAAGAACCAGGAGTATCAAATGTGAATATTGGGATAAGAAAAGAGAATATTCAAAAATTTTTAAGAAGAGCTAAGGCAGTTGGACTTGTAAACAAAAATATGAAACTTTCATATTTGTCAGAACAGGAATTAAAAAAAGCAATGTCAAATTTGGAACAAAAAGAATTTAATGAATTATTGAGACAAGTGGGAGTAAACAAAAACAAATTTAATTCCTTAAACAATTCTCAAAAAAGTTCATTGAAAAATGGTGAAACTGACATTAGAACTAGAGTCTCAAAATTCAAGACTTATATCGAAAAGAAGAAAATGAATCAAGTTATTTCTAATGCTGCAGCTGCGGGTAAAAAGAGAGAAGCCAATAAAAAGGCCAAACAAAATGCCAATAAGAAGAAGGGTGAAAAAGAAGCCCAAGAGTTTGAGAACAACCAAAAAGCAGCCATCAATGCATTAAAAGCCAATGAAAATAGAATAGCTAAAGAAGAAGCCAATGAAAAGAAGAAAATGAATCAAGTTATTTCTAATGCTGCAGCTGCGGGTAAAAAGAGAGAAGCCAAACAAGCTAATATTAAAAAATTAAACAATAAAGTTACTAGTCTCGGAAACCTTTCAAATAACAATAAAAACGTAATTAATCAAATAGTGAAAAATTACAAAAATGGTAAAAAAACAAGGGGTGGATTTTTTAGTGCCAGTAAGCCTGTTTATAAAAATGTGAATTCAGCTATTAGTGCTATTAATAATAAAATCAAAAATACTAAGAATAAAATTAAAGCCAATAAAAAGGCCAATAAGAAGAAGGGTGAAAAAGAAGCCCAACAGTTTGAGAACAACCAAAAAGCAGCCATCAATGCATTAAAAGCAGAAAAAGAAGCTAATAGAAAAGCTAAGGAAGAAGCTAATAGAAAAGCTAAGGAAGAAGCTAATAGAAAAGCCAAGGAAGAAGCCAATAAAAAGGCCAAAGAAGAAGCCAACGCTAAAATAGTTAAAGATATTGAAACCTTAAAATCCGAAATTAATAAAAGAAGTGAGAACTACAATAATATTGCTAAACAAAATACCCAAAAGTTAATTAATAATTTCAAAAAACCAAGTAGATTTACTGGTAAAAGAATGTCATTGAATAATGCATTGAAGAAATTAAATAACATAGGAAAATTTGATCGCGTAAGAAAAAAGACCAAGGGTATTATAACAAACAATAATAAAGAAACACAAGCTAATATTAATTTAAATAAGGCTAAAAGAGAACAAGAAAGTTTGAATATTTTAATTAACAACTTACAACCAAGTGGTAATTACATGAAGGCCATGGATAAAATTAGGAATGAATATCTTCGTCAAGAAAAAACAGGCCTAGGTTTTTTGAAATACAAAAACTTAAACGCTGCGAAGAAGGCTATTAAAGATCTTAAAAATATTGAGACTACCGCTGCTAAAGCAAAGGAAAATATCAACAATAAGAAAGCCGAAAACAATAAGAAGGCTAAGAAAGAAGCTAATAGGAAAGTTGTTAAAAATACAGTAAAAGGTATTACAAATAGACTTATAAAACAAAATGAAGCCAATAGAAAGGCTAAAGAAAACGCGAACGAATTTGCTAAGATAGAAGCTAAAAAGAAAGCTGAAAGAAATAAAAAATTCCAATCAAACATTGAACAGTCCCGTGAAGCTGGCAAGGCCGCTGCTAAGGCTGGAAATGCTCTTAAGAAGGCTAATGTGAATGCCAAAAAGAAAGCCGAGGAAGAAGCCAACAAAAAGGCTAAAGAAAATGCAAATGAATTTGCTAAGATAGAAGCTAAAAAGAAAGCTGAAAGAAATAAAAAATTCCAATCAAACATTGAACAGGGTCGTGAAGCTGGAAAGGCTGCTGGTAAGGCTGCAAATGCTTTTAGAGAAAAGGCTAGAAACATTGAAAATATGAAAATAATTGAAGCCAATAAGAAACGAAAAGAAGAAGAAAATAAAAAATTAAAAGCGCTCAAAAATAAAGTTATTTCTAATGCCGCGGCTAAGGGTAAAAAGAACATGAAGAAAATACAAGCCAGAGAAGCCATTAAAAAACAAAAACAAGATTACGAAAATGCGCTACAAAGAACAAAAGAAAACACTGAGGCACAATTGAAAGAACAATTGAAATCTCCCGAAATTAAACGGATGGAAAAGAACCAAAATGTATCTGAATTACAAGAGTATGCAAGCTCCAAAGAAAATTATAAAAAGTTTAAATCATTTGCTAATAATGTGATTTCTGACTTCAAAATCAATAAAACAAAAATTTCAACTAAAGGAACTGTTCTAAAATATAAGAATCTTGAAGCTGCTAAAAAAGGTGTAAATAATGCAATTGAGGGGGCTAAGAGAGAAAACCAATCAAGAATTAAAATTGAATCTGCCGTTAAAAGAAACACTGAAATGTTAGATAAAGCTGCACAAGAAAAAAAGAAAGCACGAGAAAATGCTGCAAAGAGAATGAATGCTGAAAAGGAAATAAAAGAAAAACAAAAGGCGGAAGAAAAAAAGAGAATGAATGCTGAAAAGGAAATAAAAGAAAAACAAAAGGCGGAAGAAAAAAAGAAAAGAATGCAGAAAGAAAACGCAGCTAAAAAAGAGATAATAAAAAGAGTTGAGAATACGGCTAAAAAAATGAACCAAAGAAAAGAAAATATAAAACGCAAAAGGGAACAGGCAAATAAAGAAGCTTTAGAAGCTCTAAAGAAGCGCCAAGCCAACCAATCTGATAAAAAGGCTAAGGAAGAAGCCAATAAAAAGGCCAAGGAAGAAGCTAATAGAAAAGCCATGGAAGAAGCTAATAAAAAGGCCAAGGAAGAAGCCAATAAAAAGGCCAAGGAAGAAGCTAATAGAAAAGCTAAGGAAGAAGCCAATAAAAAGGCCAAGGAAGAAGCTAATAGAAAAGCTAAGGAAGAAGCCAATAAAAAGGCCAAGGAAGAAGCTAATAGAAAAGCTAAGGAAGAAGCTAATAGAAAGGCCAAGGAAGAAGCCAATAAAAAGGCCAAGGAAGAAGCTAATAGAAAAGCTAAGGAAGAAGCTAATAGAAAGGCCAAGGAAGAAGCTAATAGAAAAGCCAAGGAAGAAGCCAATAAAAAGGCCAAGGAAGAAGCCAATAAAAAGGCCAAGGAAGAAGCTAATAGAAAAGCTAAGGAAGAAGCCAATAAAAAGGCCAAGGAAGAAGCTAATAGAAAAGCTAAGGAAGAAGCCAATAAAAAGGCCAAGGAAGAAGCTAATAGAAAAGCTAAGGAAGAAGCCAATAAAAAGGCTAAGGAAGAAGCCAATAAAAAGGCTAAGGAAGAAGCTATAAAAGCATTAGAAAAAGCAAAGATAAATAGACAAGAAGAACTTGCCAAAAAAAGAGAGAGTAATGCAGCTGCTGCTCAAAATAATATTAAAGCTAAAAAAGGCAACAAAAAAATAAGAAAAGAGACGAGAATGATGAAAAAAACACAATTCAAAAAAAAACCCGAACCAAGGGGTAGATTGAGAGGGGGTGCACCAGCGAGTGGAGTTACTTGGAATAAATTTACAAAACGTTTTGAAAAGAATAAATTTAAAAATGCTTCAAATAAACCATTAAATAATGAAGAAAATGTTCCAATTTTCCAAAATGCATCAAACGCGCCTCTCCCAAATAAAAGAACCAAAATTCAAAAGATTTCAAATACAGTTGGGAATACTGTAAAAAAATCTGGTCCCGTTCTTAAAAAGACCGTTAAGAATGCAGCTGTAGCTACAGCTTTAGCTGCTGCTCCAGTTGGTAAGCAAGTAGCTAAACAGGCTGCTACAAGTTCAGGTGTTGGTTTAGGCACTGCCGTCGCTGCTGTCGGTGCTACTGCTGGTGCTGCGTATTTAGCAAAACGCAAAGGGAGGGGTGGTAGAGCGACACGAACACGAACACAAACATTAGAACAGGCAGGTGCAGCTGGTAGGAAGCAGGTCAAATCTAGAAAAGGATTACTTTCAGAAGTTCACTTGAAATTCTATAAAAACCAGGTGAAGCGAAATAATCCAACTGCGCGAGGAAGAGAATTAACTAAACTAGTAGATGAATTGATATGGCAAAAAATACAAAACAAGAGTATAAATAACAACGCGAAGAATCCAAATATTGCTGGAGGATTCGCGGGTAGATAAATAAAAATATTTTTATAAATTAATGAAGAAAGCTAAGGTTATAATTCCATTGGGAAATAACACTCTTCTATCTGACCATGGATACAAAGGTGTTATTGACAAGTCACCATTGGCGAGACACAGAGCGTTGATGCGTGTTATTAGGGATGGTGAGCCATGGTTGGGTCTTTTTAGAAAGTTGAATGTATTGATGATATTGTTCAAAAATAAGAATCCTAAACTTTCTAAAATTTTTAAACAAGATAGGGATTGGGTTAGAGATAAGTTTAAAGCCAAGCGTCCATAAAGATCTAAGATGGATTGCTCCGTATGTTGTGATAAATACAATTTAAATAATCACAAAAAGATATCGTGTTCATACTGTGATTATTCATGTTGTCGAAGTTGTGTTCAGTCTTATTTAACATCTACCATGCAAGATGCGCATTGTATGAATTGTAAGAATTTGTGGAATAGAGAATTTTTGAATGAACATTGTACAAAAAGTTTTTGTAATGGTCTTTATAGAAAGCATCGTGAAAAGATATTGTTAGAAAGAGAAAAAATATTAATGCCGGCAACCCAAGAATATGTTTCTAGGGAAATAAAAGCCCGGAGATTGGAATCAAAAATAAATCATATGACAAAGGAAATAAATACTTTGTATCAAAAGCGAGCCATTCTCATGGACAATGTAAATATTGTTAGGAATACAAGTGTTCCATTAGAAGAAGATGGTGAGCGCAGGAAATTTGTTAGAAAATGTCCTATTGATGAATGCCGTGGTTTTTTAAGCACTAAATGGAAATGTGGTGTTTGTGATTCAACTATTTGTAACAAGTGCAACGAAAAAAAGGATGAAAATCATGAGTGTAATCCAGAGGCTGTTAAAACAATGGAACTTTTGAAGAAAGATACAAAAGGTTGTCCTTCTTGTGGAACAATGATTACATTTATAGAGGGGTGTCGTCAGATGTGGTGTCCCTCATGTCATACTGCGTTTGACTGGCAAACTCTTAGAATTGATACAGGTAGAATACATAACCCCCATTATTATGAATTTAGGATGAAATCTGGTATTAGCGGAAGAGAGCACGGTGATATACCATGTGGAGGAGTTCCAGATGTATATGAAATATGTGGTGCTTTGGGAATTTCTCATAGATATTTGATTGAGAGACAAACATTAAATTTCCCACAAAAAAGAATTATAACAATTCATAGAACAATAATTCATATTGAAAGAATAGAACTCAGATATTATTATAACTTGGAAGAAGAGAATAATAGGGATTTAAGAGTTTCTTATATGTTGGGTGAATTATCAGAGACTGATTATAAAAAGAAAATCCAACGACGAGAAAAATCTCATGAAAAGAAGAGAGATATTCACAATGTTTTGAGAATGTTTATAGATACAACTGGTGATTTGTTAAGACAATTTGTTATTGATAAAAATAAATTCGATGAGATATACGAATTATTGGCTAAGTTGGTTGGTTATACATCTAGGGAGTTGTATAATATTAGTAAGAGATACAACTGTGTTGTTCCTTATTTTACAGAGGATTGGTCGATTAGAAAATAATATTTTGTAATGTTAAAATGCGAACTACAATTTTTGTAATTGTGTTAATAATTTTTATATTGTTATTACTTCCCACATATAGAAAACCTAAGGTGTATCATGGATTGATTACAGAAGAAGAAAGACGACACATTATTGAAAAGGCTAGAACTAGATTAAAGTCTTCAACTGTATCTAATCATAAAAACATAAGAATTGACGAAAAAATTAGAGTAAGTGAAACTGCCTTTTTGAGTCACAAAGATGATCCAATTGTTGAGCGTGTCATGCGTCGTTGTTTGAAAAATTGTGACAGACCATTGTCTAACTGTGAAAGTCTTCAAGTAGTGCGATATAAACCCGGTGGATTTTATATTCCCCACAATGATGCTTTTGAACGAGGAGAATTAGATTACAAAAATAATAGAAAACACACTTTCCTCATAGCGTTGAATGATGACTATGAGGGAGGTGAAACTGATTTTCCAAATTTGGATAAAAAATATAAATTACAAGCTGGTGATGTATTAAGGTTTAATAATTTGGACAATTATGGACTTGTTACATCAAAAGCTTTACATGGTGGTACACCTGTAAAAAAAGGTGAGAAATGGATCTGTAATGTTTGGGTTCACACTCATCCATATGGTTTGTGATTCATCGATAAATAGACCATTACTGGAAATAATTTAGCCATTAGTTCAGTTTGTTCTCTGTCTTCTTTTTGGAATTTATCTGGGTCTTTGAAACCTTCGAACAATGTTTCAAAACCTTTCCTAAAATGATACAGGGATGCTCTGCACACGTACAAGTATTTATTCATTACACTATAATCTAAGCTAATCTTTAAATTGTTGGAATAAATTCCCACTTTAACTCTTCACATATTTTTCTAAACAAGACATCTTGGTTGTATAATTTTTCTTTTGATTTTAACAATGGAAAATATTGTAGATATTCGTCTTCCCCCAAGAGTTCACAAAATTTATATAAAACATATGAGTATGAAAGAAAATTTTTTCTTTCGGGTGGACAATTTTTTTCAAATGGTCCTTGAATATCTTTGAACATTATTCTCAACCTCTCTTCTAATTCTTGTGGCATATTTGGTGCATTTATACCATTTAGAATATTTGTTATATATGGAACATGTTCATAATATTTATTTAATTTTAATTTTTTTAGAAGACCTCTTATTTTAGCATGTGTAATATCTTCTAATTTTTTAATTTTTAATTTTTTCAATTCTATTCTCAAATTGTCAATGACTTCGGGAGGTATGTTTGTCATTTCTTGAGCTTGGAATTGAGACAACCATTCATTAAAATGATTTTCTCTTTTGTATGAATAATTAATTATTTTTTCGGTTGATTCTTGTTCTTCTCTATATGTGAGTTCTTCACTTAACATAATATCAACAACTTTACCACAGTCTCCGCATACAACATCTGTTGTTTCTGCAAAGTACAAAAGATTTGCCGTTTTACAGTCTTCACAATCTTCAACTTTTTTTGATGTGTTCCTGTCTACATTCATATTTTCAACATCTGCGAGGTAATCTAAATAAATATCTTTTCTCTCTAGACCTTTTGTTTCTTTACAATTAAAAACATTATCCCTAGAAACAGTTTCATCTTGTTCTTCTGCGTGTCTAGACATATAAGGCATACACTTTATTATATAATCTGCCATTTCTGATTCATATATTATTTTATTTGAAGGGTCATGTAAAATCTTTTTTTCAAAATCTTCTAATTTGTTATTGTATCTACTTAAAAAATTACCTTCCATTATTTAGTAATGTCTATCAAACTTTTAACCCCCGTTATCTTAAAAGCCTATGAAATATATAGTCGTCTTTTCAAACACAAAAATTATGAAATTATCTATCGTTCTCTAACATACGAAACTGATCCAGATTCTGAACAATATTTTATATCAAGTGATTTCTGGCAAAATGAATCTCAATATTGGTCTTATTATAACACGAGTCATTATGTTGACATAACAAACAAGGATATATCAAATGTTCCTGTTCCCTCAAATGTAAAAAATTGTATGATTTGCACAAAATATTATTATAACAACAAGGTTTACAAATATGTAACCCGTGGTATATCTCAATGTTGGCCACCGGAGGATCCCTCAAGTGGTATTTTTCTTCCAATTGTTCGTGCCTCCTTGATAAACCAAGAATGTGACACTGCGAGAGATGTCACAGAAAAAATCAAGAGGTATGCTGGTCCTAAGAGTAACTTTTACGGAAAAGCTATTCTTATCCAGGATATATTTTCCTATGATGAAGAGACAATGAAGAAGGAGTATCCTTATTTAGTTATTTCTGATGCGATGAGAAATACAAAGGCATTTAAAACTGATCATTCCGTTGACTTAGTAGCCAAGTAGAATCTTAGTTCACCTAGGTTTGCAATACTATATTTAAGAACCAAAAACCTATTTCCCTCTTCCTGCATTAATTGTAACATCGCACACATACTTGTGGCTTTTGTGAATATATTCAAATATCTCAATGAATATTCACCGCATAGTTCTTTCTCTACTTTTTCTATGCATTCAATGGATGTTTCTTGGTTTGCAAAGTCACCTGAACACGCTAGGGACATAGTATTTCCAACTCTTCTTATACGTATATCAGTTCCTATATTGCTCATATCCCTACATATTCTTTGAAAGTCAACGGATGAGATGGATGTGGTGACAGTCATTGGTATTTCTGGAACTTCATATATGTTTTCATTAATATCCAATAGTTTCAATTCAAATTTAGTTTTTGTTTTTTTATTTTCACTGACAATTTCTATATTCATAAATTCTTTTGAATATATAGAAAGTTTCAAAATATCATTATTTGTAATAGACTTTAAAAGTTTAAAAGTATTTGAAATATTCACACCAGCGACGATTGGGTCTTTGCATTCATATTCTTCAAAATTTTCTGCCGAAAGTCTCAAATCAATGAGAGATGTTCTCGCAGTATCTAAAGTAGTGACAAAAACACCCTCGGGTTTAAAATATATATTAACATCATTCAGAATTCCTGACAACACCTCAAAGCATGACTTTATTGCTGACGCTTGTATAGTTGTAAGATTCATCTAGTAAAAAATAACTTTAAATCTTTAATTGTTTTGATGGGTCAGCGTCTGAGTATGCTTCCTTAACATCTCTTGATATGAGAGCTTCTAACTTTGATGTCATTGCTGGTTGTAGTGATTGTCCATAGTTATTTATATCAAAACCAATGTCTGAAATATCATCACCATCAATTGATGAAAAGTTTCCTAACCCCCCACCTGAAAAATTATAATTTGATAGTTCTTTGTTTGGTAGTAAAGATTGTAAATAATTTTCAATTTCCTTACCTGTCAATACTTTACCGTTTTTTGTAAGCATAGTTGGAACGGATTTAACATAACTTTTTAATGATGCAGGTATACCCTGAGTATTAATGTTGTGAAATTTAATCATTCCATTAAATTGTGGATGTTTATCTAAATATGCAATAAGATCATTACAGTGGTTACACTTGGGACTGAATACAAGTACACAAGACATCTCTTGTATTAATTAATTTTTTATTTGTAAAAAAAAATAACGCATAATAGTAAATGAATAATCTCGTTTTTCTTGGTCTCATCCTGGTAGTCTTGATAATTATGACCCAGAAGGAGGGCTTTGTAGAGAGGTTTGGATTTTCAGGTCACAAAAAAGAAGCTCAATATTTATTGATTGATGACAAACTCACCGACACCCAAGGTTTGGAGGAGGTTTCAGTTAAGGTGGGTCCACACCACCTTCAAGAAATTATTTTGAATGCGAACAAATACATTCAAGAAAAGATTGATGATTGTTGTTACATTATTGAAACATCTGACATCAGACAATATGATGGCCCAATGAAGAAGATAGTTCGTGTCATGTTCATGTGTGTTCGTAATAAAGGGTATGCTTATGGTTTTGCTGTAACTGTGGATGCTGATTACAACACTGCCAAAATAATTGGTGCTCGCACCCAACCTCTCGGTATTGATGCCCCAAGCGATGTCTCTGCTTACACAACAGACGGCACAGCTAGAGAGTTTACTAAATACCAGGTGATTAAGGAGAAAACTGCCTTGTCTCGTGGATATTTTGACGAAGTTGCGTGGAAGACTGAAAGAAATAAAGTAGTTAAGATGTAAGAAACTATGAAATGTTGCGAGTAAGCGACGTTCAAAAAGTTGATTATGAAAGAAAACGAATTCGTAAAGAGATTTATCAGAAAATATACGATCAGTTTTGTAGAAAAATAAAATTAAGTACGGAAATGGGTTATAAATGTGCTTTATTAACTGTTCCTTCCGTTGTTTTTGGATATCCAACATTTGACAGGGGTGTTGCAGCAGAGTATTTAAGGAGGCAATTCAAAAATGGCGGTTTTGAAAGTACTTTAGCTGACACTTATTCTATTTATGTTGCGTGGAACATACAGAAGAAGCACTCCAAAAAAGTTGTTCACCCAGAACCGGAAGAAGAGGATGATTTTGAGATGCCTACACTTGTAAACCTTAAAAAAGCCGCCGCTAAATATAAACGATAATAGGTGCGTAATGAACCCTCAAAAAAAACACGCTTTTATGATAAATGGATCAGAACCTCAGTGTATTGGTAGAAGCTAAAGATGAATACCAGAACATAATGGTTACTGTCATGACTGAACCTATGATAAAAGTGTTTCATGAAATGTTTATGGAAGCTCAAAGAATGTCTAAGGGTAGAAAAGTTCTTCAAATGTTCCAAAGTTTGTTGAAGGAAGTTCCAAGTTGGTCTAATACAATGTCTCGCACCAGAGCATCTGAAATTGAATCAACTTATTCATCTTTCGGTGAACTTTTGGCTGCTGTATTGGTGAGTAATGTTAAGATTTTGTCTGCTGTTCGTATTCAAGCCGGAAACAGAAAGCTGTCCCTAAAACTCCCAACAAACGATGTCTTTATTCAAACTGTTTACAATAATGCTGCGAAAGATTTGTATGATGATCCATATGTATTTACAGCAACTCAATCTGAATATGAAAGAAACAAACAATTAGACGACCGTTTTCGTAAGATTATTATACAAACAATTAAGCAGAGTATTCCAGTTCAAGAGATTCTTTCTACATACATGACACCCCAAGAAAGTGGTGGAGCTGAGTTAGATGTTGAAGAAAGTGATCCCGTGGATGACGATGACTTGGAACAAAGTTACGTTGAAGAAAAACCAGAGGGTGAAGAGGGTGAGGCGACCGAGGGAGGCGTTCCATCCCCACCACCATTGGACGAGTATCCAAATGGTGCTCCAGTTGATGAAGCATCAGAAGAACTTAAAGATATTGGAGAAGACAACGAAGAATCAACAGAACCCGACCCCTCAAATGTTCCATTTGAAACAGAAGTTGGTGTCAAGTCAATTCCAACTACTGACACTCCAGAAGAAGATGATGAAGATGAAAGTTTATTTGATGATGCCCCTGACGCGCGCACAAAAAAACCCCAATATATATAAATGGAATTGAGTGAGACTCTCCGAGATCCCATGGGTGCCGCCATGGTGGCGGCTGGTTTGACTGCCGCTTATATTTACCTTAAGCAACAACTTAATAATGAACCACAAAAAGAACTAAATGCTTACCTCAAGCCAGCTGTTCTTAATGCTGTCATGGTTTACTTTATAATAGACCAAGGCATATCTCAACGCGAAATAATATCTACAGAGCCATTCTAAACTTAAAGATTTTACCTAATGTATATATATAAAAATGGCTTCTGTTTCAGCATTCAACGATATGATGGGACAATTTATTGCTGAGCTTCACAAGGCTTTTCCCCAAGAGGGAAGCATTAAAAAGTTCATGACATCGTTTGAACTTCTCCGTGACACCAACGGTCGTAAGGTTGTTGAGGGATACATGACTGGTATTGCACCATTTGCTAGTAAGATTTCTAACAAGGACGAAAGTTTCATTTTTGAAGATCTTCCAAACATTGAATTGTTGAAAGATTTGAAATTTGCTTCATTGTGGGAAAAAGCTTCTCCCAAGACGAAAGATGCGATTTGGCAATACATGCAAACCCTTTACATGCTTGGAACCGCCATTAGTGCTGTTCCACAAGATACTTTGAATGTGATTGAAAATCTTGCCAAGGATGCAGCCGATAAGATTCAGGGTGGTGAGATAGATGAGTCTGCCCTTCAAAAAATGATGGCTGGATTTCTTGGTGGAATGATGAAAAAATAAATAGATAGTATATAATAAATGGAAGTGGAACCCCAAGAAAAGACTTGGTTCGATGATCCAGCTATATTTTTTGATGTGAATAGAGTGCTCAGCTTTTGGCCAGTTGCTTCTCAAACATCAGAACAACGAGTCAATGCTACATCAAGATTTATCGTGTATGCAGTATGCTTAATATATTTGTTAAAACGCGACATTAGAATTTTTGTATTGGGAATTATGATGCTTGCTATACTTTACATTATGTATAAATCAAAAATGATAAAAGAAAACATGTTCAGACCCCCCGGATCAGACGACCAAGTCCGTGGAAATTGTCAAGTTCCTACTTATGACAATCCCATGGGTAATGTATTGATGTCTGACTACGCCAATCCTAACAGGCCACCAGCGTGTTATTCAGAAAGCGTGGCTCCAATGATAAAACAAGCATTGGATGATACATTGCCTTTTGATGCTGGTCGCTCAAGATCCCCATTACCATCTCAGCAGAGGGCTGCCGCTGCCAGGCAGTTTGTTTCTTCACCCGTGACTACCATTCCAGGTGACCAAACTGGATTTGCCGAATGGTTGTATGGACCCAAATTTGGGGCTATTTGTAAGAGTGATGGTTCAGTATGCAGCCCAGATGCCCGGGGTGTACAACTCAACCAACTTCGTGGTCTTGATTGGGCTGGTAATAAGCGTAATTAAATCTTAGTAAATAGTAATAATGTCATTTCAGCTACAACCAGATATACAAAGGCTTGAAGACAATGCTGTCCCTGAGCGAAGTGCCGTGGATACAGTGTTCACTTACCCAGAATCTACTAGCAAAAACTACGGGGATTACTCCTCCAGACCAAACACTATGTTGTATGGAACAGCACCATATATGGCTGGTAAAGGTTCACCTGCTGCGCATATACAAGTGTCAGATGAACTCCGACCTCAGTCAACAACTCGTTTTGGTAAAATTGTAGTGAACAACTACGAAAAACAATTTTTCCCAATTGACAACTCAATGCCAACTCCTCCTCTCCCCAGTTTATATGAACCACGAAGCTCTCGCGCGGAACTCCAGAATGACTTGTTTGATATGCGATATAATAAAAATATCAACAACTAATAAATGGCAGATCCAGTCTCCGTTTTAGCGCTAATGGGCTTGGTGTATACCGGAAAAAAATTAGCTGAACAGCCCGCGAATAACCAACCAATGGTGGTTAAGGGAACACCGGTGTCTAGGGCACCAGTAAATCCTTCAACTGATTATTCACGATCTGAAAATGAGGCTAATCTTAACACCGATTTCATGATAAACAGCGAAGAAAGAGAACTCTCCAGTCCCGAACAAATGCCAGTTTTTGCCGACATTGCTAAACAAGAAAAAAGTAGTGGGGGTGAAGTTTTGGATATGAAAGATCGTTTTGTTACTGATTTACAGGTGCATAATAATCTTTCACCAATACCACAGCAGAAAGTTGGTCCAGGTTTGGGTGTCAATTCCGACGTTCCCGCGGTCGGTGGTTTCCAACAAATGTTCCGTGCCATGCCAGAAAATGTCGGGGCTTATAGACTCACCACACTCCCCGGTAGATCTGGTCCAGCTAGAGATATATCAGGCGGAAGAGGTCAACTCCCATCACAAATTGGTCACAACAAGCCAGAACGCACTGCTTACCTTCCAGAACGCCGTCCACCTGTTTTTGGACGCGGTCAAGGACAAGGTGGTTCTCTCAACGGTGTTACAGTCCGAGAAGAATACGAAAAAACAAAGAGATCAACAAATCGTTCCCAAACTGGCACAAGAACAGATGGTTTGGAGTTTGCTTCCGCCAAGCGTGTTGTTCCCCATGGAACAATCGCCCAAGATCCAACTCGCAACAAATCAGATGTCGCCGATGGACAATACAAATACATGGACAATATTCAACCAGGCATTTCAAGCTTCTATGGTGGTTATGAAAACTCTACACTCGTTGCCGCTGCAGGTAATAAAATCAGAACACCAGAAGAACTCTCCAAATATGGTCTCAGACTTAGTGAGCGTCGCGCTACAACTGAATACCGCAAACCAAACTCTGGTCGTATGAATGTGCGTGGTAATCCACTCCAAGCCTATGGTATGGTTACCGCTGTGCGTACCGACAATGGTCGCATGGATGGACGCTTGGGACCAGTGGCAGGTGGATGGACACAACAATATGTCAAACCAAGACACCAAGATCTCAACCCATACAAGGGCAATAAGAACCATCGTCTTGACCTTGGCATCGCTAAGCGACAATTGGCCGACAACCCCCTCGCTCACAGCCTTTACAAGTAAAAACTTAATTCATTTTTTAGTAAATAAAATCAGTCATTAAAATTATATCCCTAAATTTTAATGGGTGACTACATCTTAGACATAGATAGTGGTGATAGAAATACAAATCTATTTCCAGATGTATCAAATTTGGAAATATATTTGGAAAATGAA